AGGTGAATATGAGCGCCAGTCTCTTTTGCAAAGTCCTGCAAGCGATTGCAAAACTGGCCTTGTGCTGGGTAATCCTCCTCTAGCTCCTCAATACGCATTAGAGAATCAATCATGAAGTGCTGGCAGCCGTAGCGACGATAAGCAAACCAAAGCATTTCCATAAGTTCATCGCGCTTCATAGATCCAACCACATCGGCAAATACAAGGTATTCACCGCATCCGCGAACAAATGCGCGAGCTGTATCCTCATCAAGTTTGTTGCCTTGGTAAATTGTAGCCAGTCGGCGCAAAGTTGTTTCAACCTTCATTTCAAGTGATGCTTCAAAGATTGGCGTCTGATCTGCCAAGAGCTGACTTTTTAGAAAGTTGAGAACTGTGCTCTTTCCAGCTCCAGCAAATCCACCCCAAACGGTTACTTCTCCTGGCCGAAACCAAAAGCCGTCATGCGGCCAACGCTTGCTCATAAATGGCAAAGTGAATGGTTCCTCTTTTGGTGTTACCTCGTAAACCAGCCTAGCTTCCATATCGGCAGCAGTTACCAATCGCTTTACCTTTGGCGTTGCTGCGTTAGCAATCCAATCGGAGGCATCTGTCGCAGTAAAGCCGGCTAAAAGGCAATCGTTTGCATCCTTTTTTGGCATAGAAACCAGCAGGCACCGATGCTTTCCAAGTCGTCCGCTCACGTTCTCGGTGATCTTCCGACCTGCATTGTCTTGATCAAAGGCCAAATAGATTGTGTCAAACGCAGCAAGATTGTCCCATTCGTAATCTACCCACGCACAACCACTGCCGTTTGGGATTGATAGAGCAGGCACGCCCCACTGATGCCATGTTGCTGCATCAATTTGACCTTCAGACAATAGCACTGTTTTGGCAGTGTAAGCCGCTTGTGATAAAGCCTGCCATCCAAACAATGCCGGCGCGCAGTCTTTATCCTGCCAGACCTTCTTCTTGTCTCCTAGCGTTCGATAGGATCGGTTGATTAGTTCTCCCGTTGGCGAATAAGATGGAAAGACAATAGCTCCACGTTCAGGGCATCCTTCAATTTTAAACGCCTGCACTGTGCTATTTCTCAATCCGCGTTTGTCGCGAAGGTATGACATGGCCCGTCCCGCTTCAGAAAGGGCACTAGAATCAATCTTTGGCGGCTTTGAGTATGATCGCACATCATAAGGTCTTACAACGTCTAAAATGCCTAAATACGCCTTAGCCTGCTTTATTGCCTCAGCGGCAGTGATACCGCGAGACAAACGCCACAGGTCGAGCAGGTCACCTTTGTCGTCATTTGACCAATCGCGCCACTGTCCTGCAAAAGTGCCGTGGATGCTGATCTTTAACGACTCACCAGGTGATCCGTCAATGTCACCGCAAAGCATCATGCCGTTGTAAACTTTTGCGCTAGGCAATAGTTGAGTGACAACAGACTGAGCTTGCGCTGCTAAACGCTCAGAGATTTCGCTGACTTTGAGTTCTACCATAACCCACCCTCCTCTGTTGGTGGCTCACCTTCGGCAAGGCGGCGCGCTTCTTCTTTTGCCGCTTTGTTGCGTAGCATTTTTTCCATGAGGTCTTCCTCTTCTGGCTCCTCTTTCGCCGGCGTAGGCCATGCATCTGACGCTGATGGTGTCTTTTGGCTCGGTAGGTAACCTTGAGCTTTCCATGCTCGCACTGTTGCGCGCCAATCCTTCATGGCCTTTCCGTTGTTCTGCCAGCCGTTGCCTTCCCATTTGTTCCACAGATATTCAGCGTCACGAGGAAATAACCCAGACTCGCGACAGAATTCTGTCAGTTCTTCAAAACTTCCTCGCGCGTGTCTTTTCTTTTTCTTATCCTCTTCTTCTTCCTTATCCTTTTCTTGTTCTTGTAGGGTATCAATACCCTTTGCTAAGGCTTTGGATAACCTTTCTTTTATCTCTATTATATCCAGTTTGGCAACAATACAAAAATCCTCAAGAGTCTTGTCGCCCTTCAAAAGGTTAAGTTTTGCATCCATTGATACCAAATTGGACGGCTTATTAGACCCACCTTTTGATCGTGGAACAACGTGATCAATTTCAATTTCATGAGGTAATAAAGATATTCCAGTATAAACGCACTTGCCGCCGTCACGAGCAATGATTGCGTCCCTGATTGGACCGTCAATTTTACTTTTAAAAAATCGGTTTTGTTCAATTTCATCCACATTTAAGCCATGTTTTTCTAAAGCCGAAAAAATTCCTTTATGAGGCTTGCATTCGCTGGATAGTTTACCGTATTGAAAAGCTATAAATTTTTTAATAATCCATTTATTTTCAAACAAATGCTGAATCCTATCTCCTAATGCGGCTAAATCTGACTCTTTAATTTTTGAGCCTATATCAAAGCTAAAAAGCTCAGGATCAAACTCAAAAACTCCAGCTGGATCGCAAATATCACAAATAAGATGCCAAAGGCATTTTTGATGTATGCTAAGCCTGCGGAACCATATATCGCGCCATTTAGTAGTTTCTGTAAATCGTTTCATAGACATAAAAAACCCTCAACACTGCCGCCAAGTTGGAACGTGCCCAATGAAAAAGCACCTTGGCGACAGAATTGAAGGATTGATGTGTTTATGATCATTGTTGTAATGCCGCAGGGTTCCAAACCTGTTCTCGGCAATGGATGCTATTTGGCGCTTACGGCCAAGCAAGCGGTTTCTGTTAATGTCCTCCATGCAAGTGCAACCACTCCTGGAACTTGTCCGTTTCCAATGGCGCTAAGTCTGTCCATTTGATGGGCCAACCCATGAGCCATTCTGTCCACTCCGGATTTATCCTTCCCCCAGCGTGAGTAGCTAAGGTCGGAGTATTTCTTCGCAATTCCGCCGGATAATTGCCTTCCTTTGAATTGTGTTTTGTCGGAGTGGGCAAAAATCCAGATCCGGTTTCTAATGTGCTCTGCACCAACATCGCAAGCTCCGAGCACTCCCCATTTCGCATCATACCCCATCGCGGCCAAGTCTCCGAGAACTCGTCCAAGCCCTCTAGAAGTGAGAGCTGGCGAGTTTTCCACAAAGACGTGCTTTGGTTGTATTTCGCAAATGATTCGGGCCATATGATTCCATAATCCAGACCGCTCTCCATCGATTCCTGCGCCACGTCCGCTGACGGAAATGTCTTGGCAAGGGAAACCTCCGCAAACGATATCGACGTGCCCTTTCCATGGCTTTCCATCGAAGGTTGTGACATCGTCCCAAATTGGAAACTTTGGCAAGATCCCGTCTCGTTGTCGCTGCAACAAAACTTTTCTAGGGTAAGGTTCAATCTCGACAGCACAGACGCAGGTATGTCCGAGAAGCATTCCGCCAAGGATTCCTCCTCCTGCTCCAGCAAATAGGTGTAGCTCATTCACGTTAGTTTTATTATTCTTTTTCAGACGTGTCGTAATGCCACGCCGACGAGTCCTCGGTCGTCCACTTTTTAAACGCCTCGCAATTCCACTCGTCCACATTGACCTTGTATTCAGGATGCACTGGAAACGGCTTCGTGCAGTGACTTGGCTCATGCCATTTGAGCCTGTTGTTAGGCTGGATGGCAAACTCACCGCTATCAAGGCAAATGAAGTGTCCGCTCTTGTGCTCCTCTGGATGAATTGCGAGAGTAATATCGGCACCGTGCGTGTAGTCTGGGCCCCATTGCATTGTCCAGAGGTAGATTCCATCTGCCCACTTACCATCTTTCATCTTCACCGATACACGCAGGCCAGAGAGGAAGTTTAGTTCAACGATGGAGAAGTTAGCTGAGAACGAGTTCCATAACTGCAAGTGGTGAAACGGATGCTCATGCTCATGCTCGTAGTCATGCAGCGCATGGATCGGCAGCTTGTCACGCAGCGCACCGTTTTCGAGCAACACTTGGAACAAAGCGCATGAGCCTGGTATTGATCTTACCGAGACGGCAACGCCTTTTTCGTATTGCCCTGCGTGCTCAGGATTGTTGGTCATGAACTCGCGTCTGACTAAGCACTTGAGTGGCGGAATGGATGATTCGTGGAGTGGCATCTTATTTCCTTATCGTTGTTTTCATTTTCTCAATTATGATAAGCGCGAGGCTGATGTCTGATTGCATTGATTTTATCTCGGTATTTGCTGCGTTGAGTTGGCTTTCTAAGTGTTTTGCTAAAATCCTCCAGTTGGAATCAGTTCTCATGCAGTGCAGAATAAATTCATCAGTTATTGGTGTGTCGCTCATTTGCATTTGTTGTGTTCGTTAATTGGATAATCCCGCAAAAACTTAGTGGCTTCATCAACCGCATTAACCTCGTTGTCTCGGATCTCGCGGATGAGTTCTTTTGCTGCGTTGAGTTCGCGTTCCAGCTTATCGACCAGCGCACCAAAGTCGGCACGCTCTTGTGCGAGCAGATCATATTCTTTTTTCTCGACGTATTCGACGAGCTTATCACCGTCCATTTGTAGGTAAGTTTTCATGCTGCTTTATATTTAGATTTCTTGGTGATCACCAGCGGGTAGTTAATATCCAAAGCCCACTTCCTCATGTCTTCGATGTTATACCCAACGCGGCGCTGTGCCTTTTCAATTGGGTAACCGTCGAGCATAATGGCGTTGGCTCGTTTTAATATTCTGCGTTTCTCATCGTTGGTTAGACTAGAATGGAGCGCATATTTTTTGCTGCCTGTTTCTGTTGTGTTCATTGTTTGTTGGATATCAGAAAGGAATCTCGGAATTGTCTTCGATGTCCTGGGCTTGTGGTTGTGCTCGCGGGATGTTGCGTGTTGTTTGCTGCGGCGGCGGTGCTTTTGCGCCGATGCGTTTACCGTTGCCGATGTAGGGCATCTTCACGCCGTTATCGCGATCCTCTTTGGTGCAGTCTTGCTTAACTGAGTAGTCATTGCCATAGGTGTCTGGCGACTCGTTCTCGTAAATTACAAGGTCAAGGTAAGTGCCCTTTGCGCCTTTATACAGGCGGGATTTATCAATCTTGGTTACGTCTAATTTAATTTTGATCATAGTGTTCTTCGTTGGTTGGATGCGCGGCCCCCAGTTCGGCTTTCAGTTTTTCTATTTGGTCTTTCATTTTTTATTTTTGGGTTCTGATACTGCGTTGATGAGGTCAAGCCACTCTGCCTCGGACCTGAGTCCTTGGTGGAGGTGCAGGACGTTGCCGATCTTCTCGTAGGTCCAGCCTTTGAGTCTCTGGAATATGTCTCCACGCCTCAGCTTATTTGCCACCATCACCACGCGGATTGTTTCGGTAAGCTGTACCTTGGCTGAGTCTCGAGATTGCCGAGCTTTGATGAGGGATTTCTCTTCGTCTTGGTACTGTCTAAATTTCTGGAGAAGTTCTTGGTTCATGATTTTACGGGGATGATATAGGTGACACCGAAAACTCGACCAGTGCAGTTCTCACGGGTCCCAAATTGTGGAGACCCATACTCAGGGCAGTTTGGGTTTTGAAATAATCGGCATCGGATCTTGTGCCGATTGGGTAGAGGGAACTCATCGGCGTAGAGCATACGCCACCCATCTGGGACAAACGCTTCATCGGCGCATTGTGGGTTGTGGTAGGGTCGGGGTTTCATGTGTGTATGTATTTCGCGTTGGTTGGATGCGCGGCCCCCAGTTCGGCTTTCAGTTTTTCTATTTGGTCTTTCATTTTTTATTTTTGGGTTCTGATACTGCGTTGATAAGTTCAATCCATTCGGCTTCGGACTTGAGTCCTTGGTGGAGGTGCAGGACGTTGCCGATTTTCTCGTAGGTCCAGCCTCTGAGTCGCTTGAATATATCCCCGCGCCTCAACCCATTGGACTGCATCACTACGCGGATCGCCATGGTTAACTGCGTCTTAGCAAAGTCTCGATCCTGTCGGGCTTTGCGGAAGGTTTCCTCCTTGGCTTGGTATGCTCGGAATTTACGGACAAGTTCTTGGTTCATGATTTTACTGGGACGATGTATGTGATGCTGAAGATTCTGCCAGTGGCGTTCTCACGCATCCCAAATTGTATTGGCCCGTACTCAGGGCAGCTTGGTTTTTGGAACATGGTTTGGTTGGTTTTGATGCTGCGTTATACAATGTCGTGACTACGTCTGGCGGTATGCAGTGCGTTGAGCTGCCGCATAGCCAATTAACGATCTGCGACATTGAAATTTTTGATGCCTCGGCTAGGCGTTTAAGAGTGATGGCATTGCGCGTCATCTCGGCTTTAATTAGCTTTGCTAGATGTCTGGACAAATTGTCCGCCTTTGCTGTTTCTTTCTTAGCTAACGCTCGCGACTTAGCTAATGCGCGGCGCATAGGTTGTATGTTGTCGTTCATTCGCGGGTGATGGTGATTTCTACTCTCGGACGTTTTGCGTCTTTGTCGAACTCAGGGCGCTCAGGCCAGAGTGCTCGGTCATTGACGATGATACCTGCATCTGCGATGCCATCCTCTGCTGCTTTAAGCGATGCCATGAAGTTGGATGGATCAGGAAATGCCTTGGTTTTGAAAAAGGCTTTGGCGTTCAGCTTGGCCTTTTCCCACTGAGGTCTTGGCGACTCACCCAGTGCGACTAGTGATGCCGCATAAGCGTGCCGCCTGTAACGGCTAACATACTTTGCTTTTACTGCCCAGTGGCACCGAGCGTTTGGACTCAGCATGCGCGGCGGCAGGTCGATGACGATTGTAATTGAGGTCATGCGTTTTCAGCTTTGAACTTTTGAATTGCCGCGACTAACTCGTCTTCAAAAGTGAAATCCATATTTTCACAACAGTAGTCAATAATGCATTCGATGAGTCCAGTCGTTCCATGCTGGCGTTTGGTTTCGCGCATGACCTCAACAAAATTGAGTTCAATGCTTACATCGGTGGTGATTTGTTTGCTCATGGCTTCACCTCCCGCGCTTTAAGCATGGCGTCTGCCTGTGCATAAGCTTTGCCTGATACTTCTTTGAAGGTAGTTTCTGGCGCGCAATACAGGCTTCCGATAATTGCTGTCATAGCCTGTCCTGCGAACCAGTCGCGAAGAGTCATGCCTTGACTACCTGAGGTATATTCGCTTGGCTGGCGAGGAAACGCTGGGCCACCGTCGTTTATTTGTTCTGGTGTGTTCATGATTCAAGTTGGTTATTCTTAACAATTTCAAAGCTTCCTTTGCTGGTTTCGGTAGCGCCATGCAGCACCTCATCTACCAGGTTATCAAGTGCCTTGCCCTTGGCGTTTGTGCTCTGCTTGATCAGCGTCTTGACACTGCCGAGAGGGATAGAGCATTCAGCCGCAAACGCATCGCCAGTTACACCGTGCGCCGATAGTCGGCTAAACACGGTAGTGACATCCGAAACACTACGCCGACCTTTGCGCTCGCGAAGAGAATAGCCATCGATCTCACCTGCTGCGATGCGCCGGCGCAATTCCACATCGTGCGCGACAAGGAACCACTCCATAAATTTGCGACCGCCTTCTTGGATGCGGATCAGCATCTCGTTGCTCATTGAGGTATGATCACCCATCCGTGCAAATATTTGTGCTTTGACTTGCTCGTCGGTGCCTGAGATCGACTCAGGGACAATGGCATCGGTAACTGATAGCGCAGCGGCTTGGAACGCTGGGCAAACCATTTTAGCACGGCACCATTTGCAATGATCGCCGGCTACCGCATCTGCTACATTTGCTCGCTCTGCCGCATTAAGCGTGCTGATTAATTTAGCCTCAGCCGCACGCAGCGTCTCAAGGTCGTATTGAGCCACGGTAGGCTTGCCAGCCCAAGGCTGAACGATTGCCACCGTTGCCGATGTGATCGGCTTGTGGAGCGATACAAGCGCAGCTAGAGCCATAAGCTGGTGGTTATCGACTGCGTCAGCGGTGTCACCTCGACCAGTTTTGTAATCGATGATCAGCGCGTGGGTGCCGTCGATGATGATAAGATCGGCTTGACCAGTAAATCGCAGCGATTGTTGAGCTTTATTGCTAACAACGACTGCTCTGCCAAAGTGTGTCAGGCCAAGCCGCACCTCGGTTAGGGTGTCCACATCGGTGCCGGTGATATGCTCCGCGATAAGGGCATCGGCCTGGTGCTTGCACATGTCGTGCGTCTGCTCCTCATCGGAGGATAGCGTGCTGATATCAGCCTCGTTAGCCAGCACCGCATGGATGCGTGTTCCTGATGCTGCTGCTGCGCTTTCTGTGTCTGCGATGCCGAGGGACATCTGATGGGACGGTGGGCACTCAACGAGGCGCTCAAATGCGCTTGCTGATGGCAGTCCGTGACGTGGGTCTGTGTTCATTATTTTGTTCCTTTCTTGGCAAGTTCGCTCAATGGGGCGAAGTTAGTGATGAGAAATTGCAGCAACTCCTGGCTGGCATCCTCAATCGGGTAGTAATCCTGTCCGCCTTCACCGTTGGCTTGTAGGGTTTCCAACATGGTTGACCACTTAATTCCGGCGGAATCAATCCGGAAAAGTGCCTGTTCTAACAGAGGTTTAGCGGATAATTCTTCCGTCTCAAGGCGAGCGATCTCGGATTTGAAATAAGTTACAGGTGGAATATCTTTCAATTCTTCCTGCTTTGGCTTATCAAAAAGCTTGCTGGTGCGTGCTGGCGTTACATCGCGCACAGCAACGTCTTGAGCCTCATCCGCTGTCATCATGCCCAACGTGATATCGGGAGCGTAGAGCCTAGCGAAGAACGCAGCGGAGCGATATCTGAGCATCAACTCAGGCATCGTGATCCATTTGCTGCCTGATTTAGTGCTCCAGCCCTCGGCCTTAGCCATAGCAAGCGTGATCTTCGGCCCCTCAAGAATAGAGCCATCGTCCTTAGACTTAGCCCAGGCAATGCATGAGCGGTCAGCGGTGCCCTCGGCGCCTTCCATGCGGAATTGCAATGGCTCAAAACGGCCTGAGCTGTTAACCATCGCAATCAAGAACGTAGCTCGGAAGCTGGGGCGACCGTGAATGATGTCGATATTTTGCAAGACCATGAAAGGGTCTGCGCCGAGGCGTTTTGCAATGTTAATGCCGATGGCACAGTTTGCAATGTTGCCTTGAAAATCTTTAGGAACCAAGGTGCTTGCGCTGAACATTTTGGCCTGACGTTGCAGCATGTCGAATGCCGCAGCTTCGCGCTGGATCTCAATGTCGGTGGTAGTAGATGTGATGATTTCTGTGCTCATGGGAGGTTGTGTTAGAGGAATGAAAGGCAGATGAAGAGAAGACCGAGCAGGATGCCGCCTACTATGGCCGAAAGGATTAAATGGAAGTTTGCCTTAATGGCTTGCTTTTCAGCGGCCAATCGGCGCTGACGAGGTGTAGTCTCGCGGCTTGTGTAATACTGTCTATGCGTGTATTTCATTATATGTCTTCGTTGTGGAGTTGTGCAATTGCAATGCGGACAACGTCCGTAGGAGTGTTGACCGAAAGGCTGATCTCATATGCCTGCATTTCATTCATCAGGCGGATGCCTGGACGAGTGCCATATTCGCAAGTTGTCATTACTCGGCTAACGTCAATGTAACAGTCGCCGTTGCAAAATCCAAGCACACTGCCGCAATTGATGTCAGCCGATCTGGTTTCATGTAACTGAAAACCGTTGTTGATTATATGGTTTAAAGCCAAACCAAACCATTGCTGTTGATCTGGTTTGATAAAATTGATCCAAGGGCGGAAGTCGTCGAGATTGATCATAGTATTATTGGTAAATGGCAGTTTCAATGCGGGTGATGACCAAGGCGGCAGTATCCAAATCAGGAAAGTCATTCTTGAGTGCTCGTGCAGCACCTTTGTATGTCAGCACATATGGACGAATGACGGAATATGTCTTCTCAATATGAGCGTTGTATGACTCGCTGTAGCGAGTGGTGATGATTGTGTTTAGTATCTTCATAGTGGTCGTTGTTATTGTTTATCTCTGACGACGCAATCAAAGCACAGTCCTCCCGCACTCGTCAAACTATTTCTTTTTATTTTGTCAAAAAAGTTAATCACCCGTGCCGTTGCACCCATTTTGCTAGGGTGTCAGATAGCCGACAGGTGTCTCCGTCATTGTAAACGCACGCACATTTTTCGTGCTCGCAGCATATCCAAGTCACACCGACTTCGCGATGCACCTGTAGCGTTGCGTCTTTGCGTTTGCGGCATCTAGCAGTCGCACAAAAATGCTCTGCAATGCGGTCAAAATCTGACTTCATTGTTTGTTAGACTATCTTCTGGATGTCGTAGCCTTTAGCCTCCATGCGTGCGCGGACATCGGCTAGAGTAAGGCCAAACGTGATTTGGAAATGTGGAGTTTCCGCAAAAGTCTTCCAGTGTCCAGCCCATTCAATACCATTAGCCTCCGCGATGCGACCGATCTCAATGTAAAGCTTGTCCGCCTCAGCCGGCTTTCGCTCATCAAGGTAAACACCGTTTCTAAATAGGCCAAGGTCAATCGCTAGACCGTAGTTATGCCATGATGAACCTGGCCGAGCTTTGGTCACCCAGTTGTCAGGACCATATCCACCTTTGCGCCCAGGCTTAGTGCGCCCTTGAGCGTAAAGCGCGGCTTGTGCAGACCACGAACGCAGGCCAGAGATGACCTCGACGGTTACACCTTTCGGTGCTAGCATCAACTCTGCTTGGACGATAAACGGCTCAAGTTTAGCAAGTGCCTTTTTATTTAGACTGCCAAGGTTTTCAATGGTGCGTTTCGTTCTCATGTTTTCGTTTTCTTTCCTTCTCTGCTGCTAGATCGCAGCTAATAAACAGCGCAATAATAGCAAGTAGTCCGAATGATACGAGCGCAAAGATGATGCCGCAAAAGATGCCGATGATGTCCACTAGTAAACCCTCCCGTTGATGATCTTGTGGTTAGTCACTTCATAGTTACCGTCCTCCTGCGTCTCGACCCATGCAAAACCGTGGTTCCAGCGATTGACTATAGCATAGTCTGGAGTGAGGTCGCAGAGGCAACCAGTGCTCCAACATGACGAAAGCTTTTTGTTAAGCCCAGTCGATTCAGTATGCTCGCTAGTGCGATGCCAGTGACCACAGATCAATGACTCCTGCACCCGCATCCAAATGCCTCGCGCAGGGTTGACGGGTGACGACATGCCCTGAGGCAGTTCGTGCCCGTGGTAGATTGGCAGACTACCTAACCTAATGAGTGTCAGTGATGGCACCAACTCGATGTTGAGTTCATCGAACTTGAGCAACACTGGCAGTTCAAAGTCCGATACGCCGAGCAGCACTGGCGCATTCTTTACGAGAAACATCTCCATGCGTGCCTCATGATTGCCTATTTTGTAGAGGATGCGTGCGCTTGGGAACTGCTTGCGAAGATGAAACAGGAATTGGCGGATCGCATCCAACTCATCTGCGAGCGAGCGGCGCGGATCTTTATCGTGCCGGCTAACGCCATAGAAATCACCGATGTCCCCATTTAAAATGATGACGTCAGGCTTCTTCTTTTTGCCGTGGGCGATGGCAGCAGCAACTGCGACCTCGTCATGGTATGGAATGTGAATGTCGGAGAGGATCAGAACCTTTAAAGCACCGTCCAAAATGACAGGCTTGCGACTCCTAGAGAGAGTCTTCGGCATGACATTTTGCTGCCAACCAACAGGCTTAAACATCGACTTATCAGCTATGTGTGTGTTGCCCTCTTTGCCTTTTGCGCCTCTGATTCGACGGACCATATCGCGAGCAGAATCTACTGATAAAAACACTGTGGGCTGCTCCTTGTGCATCGCTTTTGCAAGCGTGCGGTTTTCCAAGTCGGGAAACCGTTCGATGAATTCTCTGGCGATTTCCGTTTTGGTCATGGTTATTTACCTCTCCCTATGGTTAGTGCGCGAGTAAATGCCGCTTGTGAATAAAGATGCTCGCCAGTGCCAGTCCAGACACCTTCGCCAAACTGATACTGCGTGCCCTTAAGGCTTGTCACAGAGGTCGGAGTGTATAGAGCCGACGAGTTTAGCAATGACTCTGCGCTCTCGGTCGAGGGCTTCGATTTGCAGGAGGGCAGACTCGTTAGCACCAACAGACAAACGAAGGATTTCGCGATCAATCTCATAGAGTCTTTGAAATGGTTTGGAAGCGTTGACTGCAAGCCAGACTCGCAAGGCAAGCTTCAGCAGTTCAACAATGCCGATCATACGCCAGTCTTGCCGCTATCCTTAGCCGCGAGCAATCCAAGGCCAACAAGCACGCCTGTGACGGCCTCAAGCTCATCCCTGTATTGCGGGAGCCAGGTTGATGTAACAACGACAAGGATGGCAATTGCACCAGCCAATGAGGTCTTCCAGTTTTTAATGATGTAGTCTTTCATTTGCGTAGGTTTTTGATTGCTGACAGACAGCCTAGGATACCAGCCAATGTCCCGACTGCGAGAGAACTTAGCTTCAACCAAACTTCAATCTCTGCCATGCTTGCAACAGTGCTAACGAAAGCGAGTAGTGAGCCAATAAACGGATTCAAATGACTATCATTCATGGCAAGTCTGAGTGGCATAATTAGTTATTCGCTAGGATTACAAACGGAATTATCGTCTGGGATAAGCTCCTCGACTTTGGCCTTCACCACTTCAGCAGTGGCGCTAATGACTAGCTGATTGCCAGTCTGAGCGGCAGAAGCAAAGGCTTCGCAGAGTTTCAGGATTTCGATGCGTAGTTCGGATGGGTTCATGGTAGCTGGGCTTCGATTTGTGCGATGAGAGCTTGGCGTTCTTCGTATGGCAAAGCAGAGGCGGCAGTGCCAAGTCGAGTCAGTGATGCAACGTATCGTTGATCAACCAAAGTCTGAATGTAAGGCTCAAGTTCAACTGTCTTTAAAAACTCGTCAGGTGTAATAGCTGACAAGTTAGAACCTGCATTGTAAAGATCAACGCGCTCTTGCAATGCGTCAGACTGTTCTTGATTGAGGGTAAATGTAATTGAGATATTCATGGGATTAAGCGACAATGGTTAAGATTCCTGCGTTGCTGTAAACGTCTCCAGAGGACAAACCTGAGGATGATGTTGGAATACCTGCGAGGTTAATAACCTTTCGAGCGGCTACAACAGTGAGCACCGTGTTAAGCGTTCCGATAGCGGTTCCGCTTGTGCCGTTTGTGCCATAGACTCCAAGGCGAAGATTGCCACCTGTGCCCGTGCCTGTGCTGATTGATCCTGCAATCGTTAACGTGTTGGTCGGGCTGTTGTTGGTATCCGTTCCAACACGTCCACCTGCTGCTGCAAATGTTTGACTTAACCAGCCTGAGACTGAAGAAGCTCCAAGCTGAAGAGTTGCTCCGGCGGCGCGATTTAAAAAAACGTCTGAAGATGATGGGGATGATCCTAATCCAAGCTGAGTAGTGCCAATTCCAGCCACCGCTGTGGTAGCATAAAGAAATATTCCAGATGAATGTGCAAAACTATAAGCCGATCCATTAGCGCGTAATTTTGGCCCATTGCCATCCGTTTCTAAAATATTTCCAGCAATGGAAGATTGGTTGGCTGTGTCAGCTAATTGAGGCGTTGTAATTCCTCCTGCTGAGGTGACTGCGAACTTAGACACACCATTTAACTGACAATCAATTAACCGACCAGTAAACCCAGTTGCCGCATTGGCACCGATAAGCGTTCCAGCGGTTGACCATCCTGTCGAAGTCGTGCCCGTTGGCTCAACAATCAAAGTCGGCTTTGTGGTTGTTGCTGTGCCACCTGTGAACGTGGTGCCTGTTAGGCTCACAACTGGCGCAGAAGCAGCACCGTTTGTGCTGTTAATCAACGCACCCGTGAGAGTGCCGCCAGCTAGAGGCAGTTTAGTCGCGTCTGTTCCGCCGCCACCTGCGCCAAATACTGAGATGAATGAGTTGGTCATATTAGTTGTCGATCACGATGGAAACGCCAGTGGTGCCAGAAGAAGATTTGATTCGGATTTCGTTGGCGTTAGCAACAACACTAACGCCAACGGAGCCACCAACAGGAATTGTAATTTCTTTATTTGAGCCAGAGTCGCCGGCCATCTCAATGAGGAGCGTGCCAGAGGTGCCGTTGAGGATGCTGACGCGAGTAGCAGGAATGTCCGCGAGCGCGACATAGCTAGCGGTTGCTGTTACAGATCGGAGTTGGGAAGCGGCCATAATGCGGTATGTTGGTATTGATTATCAGATTTGCAACTCATTATTGAGAAAGTCAGTCTTCTTCGTCTCCGTAGAACAGGGTGGTGGTATCCTTAAATACTCGGTCGGCTACACCTGGTGCAGCACCGGCTGGAGAAAGTGGAGTAGCAAGAGCGCCGCCGGCCTTCATGATTTCCCATGCTCCACCGAGGTAGTCTTCATCTTCCATTTTCTCTGGCAGCTTCTTGATGGATTCTATGAACTGGTCAGAGATGTCGACCAGAGGATTTGTGGATGATCTCCAATTGCGTGGCTTGTCCTGTTCCTCTCCTGTGATTTTCTCCGCAGCATAAGCGACCGCAGATGAGATGAAGAACTCAGCCGCAGAGCCTAGCAAGAAGAACCCTTGCAAAGGCCCAACAAGTGCTGCGCGGATGAAGTTATCAACCTCCCACTCTTCGTCATCGTCTTTAAACATTGACCGAGTAACAGCATTTGCGACTTGGAACATTAGCCCAGGAATAACCCAATAGGCCAAAACCTTCCGTATCGTTTCCTCGTTGCTAGCACCGCCACGCTTCCGTTTCATGATTGCTTCTCCAACAAGGCTTAGTTTCTGTTGAGGGTCAGAAGAGAACATTGACAGAAGGTTGAACACGCCGGTTGCATCATTCTGCATTAGTGATCGGCCTGACCACTCACTTGGTTGACTCGTGCGCTTTACAACGATCGCCATTTCCCGTGCCGCGTATTTGTGAGCGGCTTCATCACCAGCACCTGCTTTTTCAGCCTGAGCCAATCGATCTCCATACACCATTGCAGCAGAGTAAGATGTCAGCACGGCATCAGCATACTGAGTCGGCATCGACCCGTAGAGTAAGGCGTTCTCAACAAGTCGCAGGATTATGTTTTTAGATCTCCCAGGGTTTGCTAGAATGTCCCTAATTTCAGGAGTGCCTCCAAGCTCAAGTCGGTTCTGAATGCTGTCAGTGTCCCACATTCGACCCCAGTGCTGGATGCCTCTGGCAAATGCCGCCGGCCAATTTGGAATTGATATTTCACCCAGTGAATAGAATATGCTTGAAAGCGTTTTGATTGACGTGCCGATGTTAAAGGCAAGCGCCTTGAGTGCTATGCCGGACTTTACGTTACGCATCATTTTCGATGCATGCATAATCAATGCGCCCTTGCCTACGCCTCGCGACATTTCTAACTGCATCCACGAGGACAGTGCCTGCAACGCTTCGGATCCATGCTCTGACTTGATGGCATTCTGAACGTCTGGGTTCAGCATGACGGCTTGAGTGTCGCGAAGATACTCAGCCATATTGATCCAGTAATCCATCTGCGCGAAGTGCGATTGATACACCGCCAATGCGCTTTCGATTCTCAGCGATGACGTTCTGCCTCGACGTGATTTCACAGCACCAGGGTTAACTGATTGTGATACAACGCCAGAGTTTAGAGGATCAAGACTTGCTTGGTTGCCTTGATGATTCTTCAGCAAAGGAGCGTAGAACTGAATCTGTGGCATTCGAGTGTTGAACAGCTTCATGAATACCTCGTTGGCGGCATCGTATTCGTTCGCGTATTCCGCACCAAACCATGCCAGCCAGTTCTTGGCTTTGTCAGACATAAAATCCTCAAGCTCGGCCTGAGTGATATTGTCATATCCATGGACAGTCTGTTGATCAAGGATGCCTGGTTGGCGCAATGCCATTGCCATGTAGACCGCTTCCATCTGCGACAATGGAATCTCAATGCGAGTGCCTTTGACCTTAACACGCTCAATGGTTAAGTTGCGCTTGCGTGATGTTGGCAGGTTAGACCATGCGTCCATTTCATCTTCCCACATACGAGCCTCCTCAGCAGAGTAACCAAATGTGGATGGAGATTTGATAATGCGCTCAACTTCCTCAACAGTTTTCGTGTCCTTTTCTCTGACCTCACCTTCCAGCTTGGTGACTCCACTGCGCTGAACTCTGGTTTCCATCTTCTCTAGTTCGATGTCGAGGCGAATCTTCGACTTAGTGCCGTAGAGAGTCCGCATGAAATCACGCAGACCTTTCTTTCGAGCGGCTTGTCTAGTCTCAAACGCATTCACACCGAGGATCATTCGCTCATCAAAGTGGTCGGCAGTCTTGTTTGATTTACCAAACAGTGATGAGAGCAGGAATCGATGTGATCCTAGTTCGCGAAGCATTCCCTTCATCATGCCCTTCGTTGTGCCTTTGCCTTTGTCCTTGCCTCGTTGCACTGTCGCAGCATTAGCATCGCCAGCAAACGCATCAGCCTTCGCTTGCTCTACCATTTTGGCGACTTCAGCAGCACGAGCCTCGTCGAGCACCTTGCGAGCATCGCGACCCTGCTTCATCAGATCTTTAAGATACTCGTGCGCTACGTCCATTTCTTCTGCTGTGGTCTGCTTGCCATAGAGATCGCCAAAGATCTCAAGCAATTGACTTTTGGCAAATGCATCGGCGGCATCTTCTGAAGTCTGCGCTGATATGATTTCCGCCTCATAGCGTGCCGCTTCCTTGACGGTTTCTTCGTCCGACAGATTCGACATCGCGATGATCGTGTTCAACTCGTCCTGAACTGTGACAATAAACTTCGACTTCGGAATCTCGCCGGCTTTGCCTTTAACCGCAGCGGCTTCAAGCATCTTTTCGATTCGTTCGCCGTATCCTTTCTTGAGGTATTTCTCAATAGCCTTCTCAACCTTCGGCATGCGGTCTTCAATAAACCTAAGACGCGCTTCGTCGGATGACAGTTTAGCCAATGTTGAAATGCTGCCGATTGTGCCACGAATCTCGGTAGGCATAGACGAAATGATAGCGTCATGCATCTGGATCCAGCCGTTGAGCTTGTCCTTCATCAGTGCCGCTTTCGCCTGTTCTGGAGTCGTCTCTTTCTCAAGCGACTTCTTGACCCAGTCAGGAGTCTTGTCGGTGACCTTGGCAAGTTTCTTGATTCGGCTTGCTTCCATCTCCGCAAGCTTGCGCTTTGCAGCACCAGGGCGACCGACATCATAGAGCGAATCAGCCGCTATCTTTTGAGCGCGTTTGAGCGCCATCACGCCAATCTTGAGCTTGGCTTCAGGTGATCCCTCAAAGATTGGCCGCAATGATTGCTCTATTCGTCCTGTGAAGTCTGATCTGGAGATTGAGAAAGTCGTGCCTTCCTGTAAAGGATTGGCTCCAACCTTTTTGAGTATCTCATCGCGTTCTTTAGCGGTAAGACCTAACGCTTCTAACCGTGCTTTAGAAGCTCCTGCAAGCTCGGCAACAATGGAATCACCACCTCTGGGAATCGATCCTCTATATCCTCCAACATTCCCTGAAGCACCGGCACCGTCAGTTCCGTCTGGCTGGTATTCAACATCGCTTTGAGAAGCTTGCGTTGATTCGGTCTCAATTTCTGGATTCGTTCTGTCGAAAATGCTTCCTGCATCCTCTTTTCCAAGTCTTTCGGGAGAGGCGGAAATTTGATTGGTGTCGAGTCCTTCATACCTCATTACTAAATCCATTGGTTTCGGATGTCTAGCTTTATCCCAACCTATTGAAGTCCATTCAGCTTCCTGTGTTTCGCTAATTTCGGATGAACCTTTTGATTTAGATTCGACCTTCCATCCATGATTACCAAATAAAGAAGCAAGAACTCCAAGAGGCTTTTTATCTGTGATAACATTAGTTATCTTGACCATGTTTGCGCCTTCGGATAATGCCTTATGCATCATCACATCCATTGCGCCTTTCAATGCAAGCTCGTTTGAAATAGCATTGAACATTTCCATTGTTCCGTCTGCGTTCTTTTTGATTGCAAAGAAGATGGCAAAGCCAGGAAGTTTGTATATTTTTAAGGTATTATTTTTAAGTGCTGCCTTAATTTCTGGTTCTGTCATTGACACTAAATTGGATGTCGCGACAGAGTTTTTTACCGCACGCATATAGCTTGCGATGTTCTTAGACTTACCCTTCTGAGCTACTTCCCATTTATTATCTAAAGCTGAAATCATCATCAATGCACGATTTCGCGGAATGCTAAGTTTCTGCACATCGTTAATCGCGTTAAAGACTTTTGGAGTCAATTTCTGTAACTTCACACTCTCTGGAAGCTTTGCTTGCATGAGATAAGTCGGACTGCTGTCTGGTGAAGCTTGCTTCATTTCCCTGACCATATCAGGGAAAGCTACATTCATTGGCACTGGTTGACGCAGATGCGTTACGATTTCACCTGGTAGAACTGTGTCATAGGATAAATGCTCTGGCACTCCAAAGTCAGAGGCATTTAACGTGTCATCACGCAAACCGGCACGAAGTCTAGTGACATCAACCTTAATCACATTGAGCATACTGCCGCCAGTGATCATGTCATATGAATCATCGCGACCTTGTCTGATTGCAGTCTCAACATCAGGCAAACCAAGAGCAATGCCGTCTTGCTTTTTCAGACGATTCATTACTTCTGCTCGTTCTGGATAGATTAGCGTTTTGACGTAGTCTTCCATCTCCTGAGCAGTCCACTGCTCTGGGAAATTCATCAGTCGATTCTCGGTTGGTTCCTCTGGCTTTTTTGGTTCTTCGTATTTATCAAGAGGTCTGAGTGGTTTATACTTTTTCCCAGCCTGATCTGCTGCCTCTCTTCTGACTGCTTCAACTGCGCTGCGCGTTTCTACTTTTTCTAAATACTTGGCTTTTAATTTTACCTTTTTCTCTTCCCAATTTGGTAATGTTTTTTCGTTGTATTTCTTGATGGCTTCATTAAGAGCGTTCTGCCCAGCCGCTTTCATCATTTTAGCAAGAGCAAGCTTCTGCGCGTCTGTTGGGTTTGAGGCTTCAACAGCATTCATGAACGACATGAACATGTTGTTGTTACTCTGATGTGCATCTTGGCTCATCGCAAACACAGCAACCAACGCCCACTCGTGACCATCAGTGTCTTTCCACACTCCTCCACGTTTGTCTAGGTATCCAAGAATGCCAGCAATAGCGCCACGCGCAGATCGCCAAGCAACGTCAGTTCCATAGTGTAGAAGCGGGTGAATTGGCCCACCTTCCCAAGGCACGCCAACGCCAGTTCCACCAGCCATAAGATCTGCCATGATAGGCAGAATAACTCGGTTAAGATATTCGCGATCTATTGTGGATGAAATGCCCAATTTATCAGCAAGGTCATTTGCTGACTCTTTTGTGTATCTTCCAAGTGAGAATGAAAGCGGCCCTGATTCACTAGTTTGTGAAACATCCACTCTCTGCCCATTCTCCTCAAGAATCTTCACAAGCGACTCGTCGAAGATGACGTAGTTGCTCGTGCCTTCACCTGCTGCGCGACTGCTGCCGTCGAGGTAGCGGATGCCTGGAATGCCGAGAGATGCGAGACGTTCGGAAGTAGTTTTGGACGCGGTCTGGTTATCCGCTGCGTTGTCACCATAAGACACAAACACTTCAATAGCCTTTTGCGGCCCTTCTGCAAAACTCACATCTACCTCTGCGCCAATGTTTTGTCCTTCCACGTTAAAGATGTTCCAACGTTTTCCATCCCACTCTGCGCGCATGCCCGCAGATGCTTTCATGCGATCGTATGCTTGCTTCCCTTCTAAGTTAATGTCATATCCTCGAAAAGCAACCCTCACCTTCTCACTCTGCTCACTCAGCGGCTTATCCCAGTCCAAGAAGTCTTCTTCATCGGGCAGGAGTTCGACGGTGTAGAGGTTGCCTAGTCCAATAATTTCTTTTAGATCGCCACTATCAAGAATAGCGTTAACCTCGCTTACCATGTCCTCTTCAATATCTTGAATCGACTTTTTACCTGCAAATACATCAAGAGCTAATGCTTCTGCTGAATTGTAATCAAGCAAGTTGCCATTTCCTGAAATCCATCCGTTGCTTGTATCGCTGTAAAAAGGATCATCCCAAAGTGTTCGAACGCGTTCACCTGCTGCGTTTGGATTTTCCGCAGATAATTTGCGACGATAATCTTCCGCTACCTTTCTCGCCTTAGCAAAGTAAAGTCCCCAACCAAATGCCTGCGCCCCTTCGCCAGTGCCGATCTTGGCCATGCGGAAACGATCCACTTGATACGGCGTGCCGTGGTAAGCAGTGATCGAGAACGTGGTTGGCCCAACTAGCTGCGCCCCGTCTGGCATCTCAGTGATGTTGCTGGTGTCGGCAGGTTGTGCGCGGCCCATAGACATGGACACGCCGGCATCCGCAGCAATGCCTGTAGCGGTATCAACAACGGCATCTGCGTTGCGATTAGACACATTCAGACCAACGCTCTTTTCAAGCGCATCGATGAAGTCCTGGTTCATGCCATTGGCATCGTAAACCGCTTTGATCTGCGATGCTCGGTAAAGGATGTTGAGAGTCTTTTCGCCCACGAGGTCGATAGCGTCTTTGAGTTCCATGCCGGCAATGCTCGACTGGAGACTGCCTAGGTAAAGATTGAGTGGCATGTCTGAAGTGAAGGTCGGACGCTCAACGGCTTTAGCAGTCTGCACATAATACGATTTTGCGATGTGCGAGAATGCCTCAATGATTTCCATATTGGAAACCTGATCGTCGTCGGCAGTGGCAATCAAAGGCATGTGCTTTTGGCCCATTTGCATAGCTTGCGCCTCCATCTTCGCCTCGACATCTCTGATCTGTAAGATGAGCTTTGTTCGGCTCATCGGATCATTCATCAATCGCTTTACGCCGACCTCTGCGCTTTCCTCAATAAGGTCAAGAAGACTGCCGCCACTATAAAGTGTGATGACTCCAGTTGAAATTCCCTCGCGTTGTTCAATTGAGTTTGTGCCTAAAATTCGATAGTTTTTATTATCCTTAACTTCAGATTCAAGGGTGGCATCTTCAAATGAAACATCCTCTGCGGCACCATCAATTTGGTCTGTCAGTTTAATGCGCTCATCTACCTGAGAAGCAGTTGATGGGAAAAGCTCAGTGAATGTCTTTGTGAACATATCAAAGTCCATCAAAGCAATATCAAGACCCTGCTTTTCTTGTAAGCTAATATTCATCGATGTGATGAATTCTTGCTCTGCTTTTCTAATGCTAGCTTGTCTATTTTTAACGTAAAGCATCTGCGCTTCATTCGCTTCACTGATGGAATTGAATTGTGCGCTGACACCTGAATCAACGACTTCGCCTTTTGATCCTTTTAAGATAGGAGTCGTAAACTGATACTTACCGTTGCCAAGGTTTGAAACAGTTCCAAGACCAAATTCTTTTTTGAGCTTGTTGTAATACTCAAGAGAGTTAGATGCTTGTGTATTAACCTTTTCTTCAGCTTCTTTAATCTGTTCTGGAGTTGCTTTGTTGGCTTTATCAAAACCTTGTCGAAACAGTTTATCGACCTCGTTATAATTACCCTTTAATCCTTCGGCTGTAATTTGGTTGGCTAAATCAGGAGAAATGCCACTAGCGACCATGTAATCAGGCGAGGTCATTAGTGCTCGTGAATTTTTTACGTCTGCAATGGAGATTCTGCCAGCCATTAGAAATGAGATAACAAGAGCAGGGCCAAACGTCTCCTTGGCAATGTCCGAGATCTTCGGCATACGCTCGTCCCAATCAGCCTTAGCAATACCACTCTCAATTGACCATTCAGTCTGCCACTCAGAAAGCAAATCTTGAGTGACAAGCGGTGTCACTGTCTGCATGATTTCTTCTGTGATCTCGGTGCCAGTGTTAAGTGAACCACGAATTGCCAAACGAATTGCAGCACTCTTGATGCTCGTGGTTGATGCTTTCAACCATTTGTCAATGAATGGAATTTTGATCTTGCCTAGTGGTAGAGCATTAGAAAGAAACTCCTGCCCAGCCATGATCGGCGCAGCAACAAACGCAACTATCTCAGAGTTCTCAAGTGACGCGCCAGCATTAACAGCTTCAATTGTTGCTTCATCCCTAAACTGTCCTGTCATAATAGCAATTGATGCAGGGCCGTTAATAAATGTAGCAGTCATTAATGGTGCCATGCGTGCAATACCAATGCCGGTATCCTCCCACCAGTTATTGCCTTCAATCGGATTGATCTTGTTTTGAGCCATCATTCTGATTTGACCGGCTAACACCTGAAGATCTCGACGTTTTGTAGCCATTTCTGATGTTGCCTTTGCTAAACCTGGAAGGTTCATTGCAGATAGTCCCATCTCTAAGCCGCTATATGCTAAAGACTCAGCCATATTGCTTGTCCCTGTTACTGCTTTTTCAATCTCGCGATCCATTGCAAGCATGATCTTTTCAAGATAAACACGCTTTTCTTTTGGCGCAGCAGCACCGATTTCACCGATGGCATTGATTGCAAGCAGACGTTCCTTTGGCGGCAATGGCAATAAGCTTTCTGCCACTTTCTCAAAAGCGGTGTAAGCGCCCTCCGCTTTTGTATCATAACCCTCAATAGTCTTTGCCGCCTGGTCAATGATGGTGCGATATGGCGCAAGCTTCTGCGTGTATTCCATGTGCAGATCTTGAATCGACTGGTGATAGTCATCAATGCGACCGGCGACCGGCGAGCCAGTTAAGCCGACATCGAATTCACGCATTGCACTATCAGCGGTGAGATCTCGTGCCGCTGCGCCAAATGCAAAGTTGTGAGCATTGTCCTGCGCTTTGTAGTTCTCTCTGACAAGGTTGTAGAACTCGTCGTTGGTGACGTTCTTCTTTGGCAGTTTAAACACCTGCTGGGCATAGGCATCCTGATAAGCTGGAAGCGTTAGGCTAAAATAATCGACAGGCTTCTTTTCTTGGCGAGCAATCCAAGCAGTGTTGGCAGCACCTTTCTTGATGTTCGCTATATCTTCAGGTGCTGCTCCAAAGCCAGCCATGATGTCATCATTGATCTCGACGCCCTCGACTGTATCTGTCGTAAATGCTTTTTTAACGCCTTTATCAATCTTCAAATCTTCAGCTTTAAAATATTCATCAAGGGCAGTTGCCATCTTGAATTTTTGCATGTCAGGAATAGCTGGATCCTCAATGCCTAAAGCGAATTCCTTTGCCTGTGTTTCGTTAATCATTTGGATTTAGTCGGTGAGTTTAATTCTTTCTCTTTAGCCAGCACTGTTGGAACAACCTGCCGCGCTCTATTCATCAGGTCTGCATAATTGCCAGATGGCGACTGTTGGTTGAACATAGATGCGTCTATGTCCCTTTCATCAGTAAGTCTTGCGGCACCAACCTTAATGCCTCGTGAAGCATATACGTCCATGTAGATTTTTTGCAATGCCGGCCAAGTCTGTCTTTCTGGCGGCAGTTTACTGTAGATGTCTTCAATCTCCAATTCCATTTGATGCTGCTTCATCAAAGTGTCACTGCGCTTTTTGTAGTCTTCTGGTTTCTTGTCGTCACCTGGATCTCCAAAGAACCCACCTTGACGTGATTCAGTTAACGTCTGATGAATTACGCTAGAATGCTTTGAATATCCATCTGGAGCACCTTTTTTTAAGGCTTCATTGAATTGATCGGTTAATGGCAATGTCATTGTTGGATCAAACTTTTTTAACCTAGCAATCAAGCTAGCGATTTCAATTTGACCAGTATTTTCAGGGTCTTGATTTTTATCGTATGATCTGATTAAATTGGTAGCCCTTGAATAAATAATATCTGCCGATGATTTATCAGTAGGCGCAGGATTGATAAAGATTTTTTCAAGTTCTAACTGCTGACTTTTATCCATATAAATGTAATATGGTTGCACTTGCTCGGCATTGTTAATTGAACCATTAAGAACCTTATCAACAATGTTTTTTTGCTCTCCTTTTTGATAATCAATAAGAACATTTTCGGCCAAGTTTTTTAACTGGCTTCGATCTTCTTCTGAAATCTCTGGCAAGTAATTTCGATTTTCTAATTTTAAGATATGCTGTTTAGGATTGGCGTATCTTTGGTCTGAGTCTTCTCTGAAAAGTTTTGTTCTTTTATTGCCTTTAAGTGCCAATCCAAAATTAACTGGAGTTATTGCTCCTGCATCTAATGCTTCTTTTGCCTTGTCAGAAACCGTTGCAATTGCTTCTGGATCTCCTTTATTTGCAGCCTCCATTGTTGCAGTAAGATCTTGTCTCAAGTCTTGTTGTTTCTGTTGAGTTGTTTTGTTTAAAATTCCATCAATTTGAGTCCCAGGAAGGACTGATCGTGCTGCCTCTGCCGCAGCGGCAGCCTCGTCATATTTTTTAGCAATAATCAAAGATTCGATTGAATTTATCACTCTAGCCTCAGACTGCTTGAACACATCAGCCTGCACACGAATCGACCCGTTAGTGCTCCAGTTGGAAAGCTTACTCTCTAGTTGCAGTCGAGCCTCTGGTGTAAGCGGCATCGACTTGGTATTCTCAATGACCTTTGTTGAGATCTCGCTCCACTTGTTAGCCCAGTTGGCATCATCGTTCATGCCTTCGGGTGACCTCTGGTAGTCGAGGAACTGCTTGTCGGCATCGTTCATCGACAGAGTGGCAGTCGTGACATTGCTAATGTCATCCGCCTTGTTCTTCATCTCAATCATCTTAAACCCAGCTTGGCCGATATTGGATAAGCCTTCACCGAGTGCTGCGTTGGTTACCGCAGGGAGATTCGGCGTCTTGATCGTTGCGTTGCCTGTGGCTTGTGCCGTTGGGCTTTGAAGGATTGGTATGCGTGCCATATTATTTAACCGTTGTTGGCTTTGTGGTAAATCCTGAATATGCGTTCATTGCAGTGCCAGCAACACTAGAAACCAATTGCCCAGCCGCTTGACTCTTAATCGCGGCGGATTGCTGCCTGCCCATGTCCATAATTGACTGCCCTTCATAGGCCAATTGACGCTGAGAGAGATCTGCCATGTATTGCTGATCACTGAGTTCGATCTGCTGCTTGGCCCAGGTATCAGCCTCAAGCGACAGACTGCTTCCAGTTCCCATCATAGCACCACTTGAAGCCATGGCGGCTTGCTGTTGCGCCCTGAATCGCGCCTGCTCTGTTGCTGCTCGACGTTGGTTTTCCTGCTCCTGCTGCGCTTGCCTTTGCTGCTCCTGGGCGATAGCTTTGTTTTGAGCACTAGCATTGAGTTCTGCCTGCTTTGCTGCGGTCTGGGCCGATGCGTATGACATGCCTGCGCCAGCCAAAGAGGCTACTGCTGAGACTGCTAAAGCAATTTCAAGACCTGTATTACATGGCGGACGAGTGGCGCAATAATCGCGCATTGGCCCACCTTCGTGTAGTGGCAGATAATCTAGATGTTCAGAGCGCATAAGTGACTTGGATGGTTTTTCTTTCGCCAATATGCCAGCCATCTTTCTTGATAAGACGCGCTAATTCAGGACGGCAGAAATTACGCACTAGCTTATACTCTATTGGCTTGCCATTGCAATCTATCAAATTTGATAGAAACGATTTCACTGTGCGCCAAAGCATTGACCACGCCTCCATGCTGTTTTTCAGTGCAGAATTAGGTCGGCTAAATAGATAATCAATAAACACAAATGGGCAATCGAATACAAGGTAAACCCAGCACACCATTAGTGGGCCTTTTTCATCTTCAACAAGAAACCCGTTTGGACTAAGGAATTGCGGAATTAAAGTCAAATCACGAGCCTTTGCCCATTCGGCCACGGTATCGAAGTCATCTGGTGTATAGGCGCGGATGTTCATGCTAGAGTCCAGCTCCTGATGTGCCGTCGATTTCGACATCCAATATCATGCCGGTGAGATTGAATGGAAGTGGGTGCCGTGATGCGATCACGATGTCCAAGCAGTTGTTCCAGTCGTGATTGACTACGTCTGGCAGAGTCTGGCCGGTGACGTAGCCTGTCGTTGTTGCGCTCAGTGATGGTGAGATCGGGAACGCATCAATGTTCGTCGTGTTGATTCGGGTGCTGTAGGTGTAATTGGCATCAGCCAATCGATTCCAGACCTGCCCGTAGAATGATCGGAATAAACGGAACGCCGCACGAGCGACCCTCCATTTACGCATTTGAGCAGTTCCATCGCGTAACTGCACCTCGACCCTGTTTGGGATAATGTAAGCGGTGTATGGTAGTCCTACGTTCATTGGTGCTGCCACTGATGGTGTGGCAAAGGTTACAGTAGCATTGCCAAATTCATTTGCGGCTCCAGCAGTAGCCTCAATTGGTTCTCCTGACGATCCGACAGATGTGGTGCCAAGGATTAGTGATCTGCTTGTCAGGTTTGTATTACCTGAAACATTAAAAATTGATGTCGTTGTTCCTGTCGGTGTCAGTATGCTGTAGCAATCACAGAAGAATCCAGCTTTGCCGGTAGCATGTTGGGTTGATGATGCAGTCGCATAGTTAATGTCTGCCGATGTAACTGCGGCAATCATAACTGAGCCATCAATTGACTCAAGATTGCTAATAGTGTCATTTTTTCTACTTGTTAGAAAAATTAACGAATCCGCCGCAGTCGTTGTGCTGTAAAGCGTGCAAAGCGACAGAATCTTGTCTCCACTGAATGTGCGGTGAGAGTGCCAGGCTGTGACCGAATTCTCGCGATCATAGGTGAATCCACTCCATGAGCCATCAGCATGGACAAGCCACAAGACAGGGTCAGGCGACTGCGAATAGGTCATGTATTCAACAGGCGACCTGCTTGGTATGTGCTCTGCAAGAAGCGTCATATCTGGCGCAGAATAGCCATCCTTCTCAAAGACATACGCAAACTCACGCAAACGGTCGTCCCGCGTTAGCCAGAGTAAGGAATCGCCCGATAACACCGGCTGGAGATTCGACGAGCCATATCGGCTCCACCTGCGAAGGCGAACATTGGAAGGAGTCAACGCCGAGTCGGTATCGCCGGTGTCCATTGTCCATTCCTCACCGCTCGTGCCGATAACCATTGTGCGTTTAAATGACGCTAGCCATTGAATCTCGTTCGTCTGAGTTGCTGCCAAAGTGACATCAAGGCCAGACGTATCAAATGCGCCTGGCAAGAAAGTATAAAAGTCGTCAGTTTGGCTTCCCCAAATTCGTGTCGGCTCAGTAGCCGTGGACGCAAAGAATAACCGCTGATCATGGAATGCCAACGTGCGAGGATAGCCACGATCTACTGAGAATGCCGCTTTACGGTAAATAGGGAAACTGCTTCCAAGCACTTCATTTGGAATCAATGAATCTGATGCTAGTTTTGGCACTCCAATAAATTGCCACGGGACAAATGCTGAATAGCTATTTATCAGGAATGGGACGTTTAGAATGCCACTTAAAGGCTCAATGGTCATCTGCGCGAGGCTAGACGCTGCGGTCGCGCGAATTGTGACTGCGCGATACCAAGCACCAGTATTTGGAGCCTTTCCAGTATAAACAATAGAACCTTCTTGAGCATGGTTAATATACCACTCGCGAACGCTTGAATAGTTTATCTGATCAAAAGATTCTTCAATGCGGACTACTGTTCCAACAGGAGCAGAACCAGTAAGCCATGTCGTTCTGAAGATGTATTCATCTTGAATGAATACAGAAGAACTTGTGATTGTTGCTAAAGTAGCACTTCCCATCAATTCATTGGCAAACCTTTTGATTGAAATCGGTGACAATAACCAGTTTGCTCCAATTTCGTTGGCACTAAACACGGTGCTGGAACTGCTGATAAGCCTGTAATCAGTAATTTGTAGACCAGTGCTTTTGTATTTTACCAAGACCCATGTTGGCGCAGTTCCATCAGGAGCGTTTGCGGCATCTGCTGCCACATTGGAAATGGATACATAATTGCTGCCTTTGTATTCAACAATCACGCCGACTGGGTATGTCGCGCCAATGTTCCATGATGAACTGTATGTAGCCTCAGTCCAATCTGCTATTTTAAATATACCACCAGTTGACGGTGTCGCTGAATCATAAACAAATGTGCGAAGATATGAAGAATTAGTTTGAACATACCAAGCACCAGTTCCTGCTGAGTAAGTGCCACCTAAAGTAGTAGCATACTGAAGTAAAAATGTATTAACACCATTGACTGTGACTAAACCTTGTCCATTGGCATTTGTAGCACCACCAACGCCATAAACTGTCACTGAATCACCAGTGCTTAATCCGTGACCGTTTGATGTTATTTGAACAAATCCTGTAACTAATGACGCTCCTGTAATTGCTTTAATAATCGGCAATGTGACGATATCACCAAGTGAGTAAGTATCGGCAAAGCCTTGACTCCAATTATCTGCATTGTATTGAATGCGTAGAGTGTCGCCATTCGATGTGGCATCTAAGACAGGCGCAAATTGAAACGGCACATTCTCAAATGTCCATGTGCCAGCACTTGTTCTCGTCAGTCTCTTTGGATGCTTTGTCGGACATGTTAAAAACATCACATTATTTAACTGAACAAAGTGCAGTAATGAAATTTCATCGGCGGTGTAATCAGTAGTTAGTGGTGACGATGCATCTATAGTAAACACACCGGCTGAATACGAATAAATGACAATTGCATTAACTTTAAATCCAATGACATAGTTGACCGTAGTGCTGCGCCTAAATGGAATGATTCGCAAAATATTAGCATAAATTCCAGCAGGAGTAACTCCAAAACGCATTCCTGGCCTTTTGAACGCTCCACCGTAAGACCTAACCATAAAGTTCTCAAGCATGCGGCACCCTGTCGCATACTTCTCGGCATCTGTTCTACCGTCCATAACAGGCGACATCTCGCCGCCATTGAAGATCGATTTGATCGTTTGAATCTGTGAACTCATAAGGCGTATCCTCCGCGAGAAAGGACAGATTGCGAATCCTCAAACGGAGTGATTCGACGACCTTTGCCTTCATTGGAATCACGAGACTTCACGGGTGGTGCTGCTGCCTTCAGGAAGTATTGATGAAGCTCGGTAGCCCTGCCACTACTGCCGGCGGTATCGGAGGCGATGTAAGACGCGAGCAAATAGCTGAATGCGGTCACAAAATCGGCTGGGTATTTCGTGATGTCGGTGATGCGCTGAATGTATTTCAGGTTGATCGTCTCGTCGTCGCAAAGGATTACTCCTTTTTCGAGCAGGAAGTCTGAGCCATCATCCTCATTCTGTCCACCATCGGCATTGATGGAAAGCGGACGCAAGCAGTCGGTCGGCGGTGTGTGCTGGAAGTCATAAGCGAACTGAGGAATGCCAACGACTTTGCCTGTCGCCGCCGTGTAAGTGCCTGCAAACACCGAATCGTCGAGCGTAAAGTTGCTTGAATTAATTACTGTGACATACCACTGACCATTGGCAACGGTTACGCCTTGCACATCCTTTACATAAACACGGTCTCCTGTGGTATAACCATGTCCAGCGTGCGTAATCTTGATGAGTCCGCTTGCATCAGAAACAGATGCGCCTCCTGTAAGAGTGTGATAAGTGATCGTTTGACGTTTGCGATTGGTAGCAAAGTTCCACGGGTGCATTCGCAATGTCTCATCGAGTGCAGTGTAAATGGGCGTTCCAGCTTCGGGATTCCACCACTTACGGATGCTCGCAGCTTGCTGAGTGCTGTCTGTTGATAGTGCTGCCAATGCTCGTCCACCAAGGTGGGCAATTGCCAGATTTGCGATCTCGGTTGCTGTTGCTGCCATAGTAGTGGGATAATACACAAAAAGCGGAGAAGTGCAACAGCACCGCTCCGCTCTTTGGTTAGTTTAGGATCAATTGTAGATCGAATATGTGATAGTCACATAAATCGTTCCAGCAAGTTCACCAGATGCCGATGCGCAGGTCAAAATAACAAGTGTGTTATCAGTAGTGGTGAGCACGGAAGAAGCGAGATCGCCACCAGTTACTAAGACAGTAGAACCAAAGCTAATGGAACCACCAGCAGAAAGAGCAATGCCATCCGCATAACAATCTCCATTGCTAGACGTGCCTACATCAACAGTAAGCGTGCCGGTGCCTGGGTCAATCAGTTCAATGTAACTTAGGTTGCGATGAACCAACGCACCTTTAGGAAGGTAGCAAAGATTCAGTGTGTCATTGGTAGCTTCGGCATCAGTAAGTGTGTATGCCACACGAATAGAGTGAAGAGTGCCACCGTTAAGTGGAGATTTGGTTGGACGTTCAGAACCGTCTGTGAGGGCGGAAAGTTGTCCGAGGTAGAATGTGTCTGTAGGAGTTAGTGCGGCCATAAGGGTATTTTATTGAGTGTTGAGCTTTAGTGAGGTTTAGATTGCTGGAATTGGAGAAGGTGAATTGGCGATGTTAATTGCATTGATTGCAGTAACAACACTAGAAACATCTAGGCCCCATGCGATTTGGCGGACAAAGCGGCGAAGTGCAACGACGTTGGTGTCGTTAATCACAAGCTCATCATCCGTTTCAGTCTCAAGGGTGGTGTTTTGCATTGTATTATGCCCAGGCGTAATACTGACTTGGTATGTGATGCGTTCAGCCATATTGGTAGATTTAGAAAGAGGCGGCTTTTACACCGCCTCTCTCAATTCAGGTTAGGGAGTTTCGTCAGCGTAGATACGAACCACTTTTTCGTTCTCTGTGCGAACTGCACCGAGCATCATTGTGGAGCGGATCTGGAGGGCGTGGCGGCGGGTAGGCAAGATGTCCATTTGAACCTTGCGGTCGGACATTGCGAACTTGATTGCACTCTTGTGGAAGGCGAACACAGAGCGGATGTCAGCGACCGAGGAAACGGTGCCGATTGGCAGGCGCTGCGAGGACAAGAACTTGAAGCCAAGGAAGGTGTCAAGTTGACCAGACACAAGAGCTTTGACACTGCTGTAGTCTTCGCTGGTCACTTCCGTAGTGCGGAGGAGATCTTGAATCTGTTGAGCGCCACAAACGATCATGCGATCAGAGTTTGGAACTTCAGCCAGATCCATCAGGTATTTAGCCCGACGAAGTTTGCCAATGGTAAGACCGCTTTGTGCGCTCGTGCCGTTTTCCACATAGCTTGATGCGATGGAATAGCTAGCGTTAAACGAATCAGATGTCGTGCCGTCTTCACCGATGTAGCGAGTAGCGTCAAAGGCGGAGATGATAACGTCATCGATTGCACGGTTGAATGCCATCGCATGGGATTGAACTTCGTCGCTCGTTGGAAGAACGATAGAACCGAGGAAGTGCTTGTCGAACTCGTCGAACACGGTGACTTTTTCCTTTGGCCTTTGAGTAAGCCAGTATTTTGAGCCATCGAACTCACCGTCTGGAGTGTCACCTTTGCGGGTGAGAACGTCCTGAGCTTCGGAGTCGTTGATAAGGTTGAAAGATTTCTTTTTGCCTGTGAAGTCGGCGCGGGTAACCGATGCAAGCAGGCGGGAATCCATCTGCTGGAGTGCCTGGGAGAATGAGCGTTCAAACTCAATTGGGTAAAATGTATCAATGGTAGCCATAATTGTGGTGAAATGAGGTAAGGTTGGATGACCTGCTCAGAGTGAACAGTGTCGGAAGTTGCTTGCTTCCAGTGCTCCTTGGTTGCCTTCAGATGAAGACCTTGTAGACCGGCTACCAGCTTGTCTATTGCTAGGGCTGATGGCGGATATTCTCATAAATGATAACCAATGCAAGAACTTTTCTCAATTTTGATAATTTGGCTAATAAATGAAAAGGGTCAGGCCGATTAAGACCTGACCCTTGCTCATGTTGAGGACACTAGAGCTAGTGCAGAAACGCCGACACAACTCGGCACCTCAAATTGTTATGCAGTCGCGGCGGTATGTAGACGCTGAAGCTGGGCCAACGCAGCCTCTTGCTTCTCGGCACCGTTCTTACCCTGGTAATCATCGCTCTTGCGGATCCGATCGGCTTGCTCTTGGTAAGTAGCGGTAGCATTGTCACTGCCAATCAGGCCCGAATCTTCACGCAGGAACTTATCAATCGCCAATGAGGCGCGGATAAACTCTGGATCGTTTGCTAGCTTGCTGCTCTTGATGTCGATACCGACCGCTAGCGCACCACGAGCAGCACGTTGCCAGTTGTTTGGCGCATCTACGCCCCACTCTGTGTTCATACTGTCAATGACGGCTTGAATCTGCTGCGCTTCCATTTCAGCCGATTTGGCAATCATGCCGCCGAGGTTTTCATTACTGATATCAATCAGCTTATGCAGAGCCTCTGGCGGAATACCATACTCTGCCGCGATTGTCGCCGCTTTCGTTGCCGCATCAGAGTTCCAGATCATGCCTTCTGGCAGATTGTCTGGTGCCTGAAGCCCGTAGTCTTCTGGTTTCTCAGGAGCGCCGGTGATTTTCCGCACCTCGGCTCGGTAAGCAGCAATCTGTTCTGGCGTTGCCTTCTCGCCTGGTATCTTGATCTCGCGCTTTTCGGAGAATGCCTTCTCAAGCGACTGATAAGATGCGCCAAGTTGATCGACCTTCGGCTCGCCTTTGGCTTCATCCCAGAACTTGGCTGGAATGTAGTCAGGACGAGTGACCGCTGATGGCGCAATGTCTGGCGTTGCCGGCGTTGGTGTGATCTGCGTGTCGAGTGCAGTCGTTTCTGTGGATGTTGTTTGTGTTTCCATGATGTTTATTTGACGTTGATTTCTTTCCAATGATTGAATTCACTTGGCCCGTAGGTATTCACGAATCGCATCTGGAATTGCTGTGGATTTTCCCAGTAGTTACCGAATGCGCTGGTGTCCCAACGTGATGGAGGCGGCGGCAGTTGAACTGACAAGGATTCCTTGACGGTTGGTTCTTCGACTGCTGGTTCTTCGGCTGGTTCCTCTTGTAGGGATCCAGTAATAACCACCTTTAGGTTTGGATTATCTGCGGCATCTCGGATTTGCCCGATGATTCTGCCACTGATTTTTTCGGATGCGTAGATGCCATCGTCGAGGATGCGACCGATAAGCTCGCCATCTCGAAACACTTCGTTGTTTTCTGTGATGTTGATCATAGTTGTTCTGTTGGTTTCTCTGGTTTCTCGTCGTAACGGGAAAGGTATGTGTCGAGCAGCCATCTGACATGCGCTTTGCTGCCATCAGATAACCCTGCTTTAATTGCATCGGTGCCGCTTGATTGGGTGAATACGGTAGCGAACACGCCTCCGCACGTTTGGTTCATCCACCTGAACACGAGTTGGAAATCTTCGTTGTTAAACAGGCGAATAACTGCGCCAATCAGCGATGGTTTTTCGTCTTCTCGCAGTGGAGCCAGCAGTTGTGTTATAGGTGCTTCCATTTGGTTTTGATCACATCATTGATTGGGCGACCTCTTTGGCTTTATCGACTCCGCCAATGTCCTTCACGGCACCGGCTACCTGTTGCGCCATCATCATCTGCTGCTGCATTTGCTGCGCCTGAGCGCGACCTTGACGAATCGCATCGACTTCTTCTTGTGGGCGAAGGAATGACGGATCGACGCCGGCAAGTCTTGAGCTTTCACGAATAAACCAGGATGGATTGACCTCATCGACGACTTCAGGGAATACCTGCGCCAGTGATGCGATCTTCTGCACCATCGTATCAGCAGCACGCAGAGACAGACCACGCAGCGCCAATGCCAATCGATTGGTCATCGTGATGACTGGATTTGGAACCTGCACGAGGTTTGGCCCGATCTGCTGAACCGCTTCACTCGGTGGAGGCGGAAGCATGCCATTCTCAGCCCATGACTCAAACAGGCGAATCATCATCGGCTGGATCGTGTCAGTGGTATCGCGATCAAACGCAGGACTGATGGCATCAAGCTTTTCACCTGCTAGTTGGCCGGCTTCAAATGCAGTCATCTCGCGATTGTTCGCGGCGTTCATTGAGAACATCTGGAACATGTCGAGATGGCATCGGCGGCGGATCATCTCTTGACGCATCTTGACACGCTCTAATGCCATTGACCAATCGCCGCTGACGTTCAGAGGATAGATGGAATCAGGATTCAGGCCGGCGCCGTAGTAGTTCATCGCACGAGCAGATGTCTTCAACGTGCCTTCAAACGTGTCTGGCACCATCATCGGTGGGAACACTGTCTTCTCGGCGTAGACATCCATCATCTTCTGCATGAAGTTAAGCTGCCGTGACTCAGGAAGGATTGAGAAGCCTGGCCCGTAGCCCCACATGTCACTGACATCTAGCGCATCCCATTTCAGGAAGCGTCCAACATGGAATGGGAACGAATCGAATCCGCTTTCTTGAACGATCTTCTGGCTTTGCTTCTCGACGTATGCAGAGACAAATGCCTTCTTTTTGCCTGCTGCCATGCCCATGTCGTTGCCACGCTCACTAACAGGCCGAGGTTCAACGATGTGGATGAACGTAAACTTTTTGTCTGCGTTATTGTCTAGCGCCTCTCTGACCACTACCGGCAATTCATCCCTGCCAAACTTGCCTTCAGCTTGTCGAGCAGTCAGTTCAAACTCACGCATGACGCAGTTTGCTGCACCGTTGTGATCGCAGTCGAACACATACGAACCGATCTTGATCTTCTCAAATCGCGTCTCGTTGTTTGGCGTTACTTGGGAGAACATGCATGACGTTCCGAATCCCCAAAGATCGAACAAAGATTCGTGCCTTTCGGCGTAGAAGTTACTGTTGGCGATGTATTCCGACGAAAGCATTGAGCACTCGCGAAGCCAGTTCTTGACTGCATCATTCTCGCGAAACTTTAGGATAGGCGTGAACTCCATCCATGGCTGAGTCTTATCGGTAGTCCATGCCATATAGCCAGCAACCGCACGTTCGATGGCATCCATGCCGGTGATATCGTAAAGACGAGCGTCACGCTGATTCGCAGGCGTGTAATCCTTTTGAGTGATTCCCGCTTTGCGGGTGAAGATGTGCTCCGCGATCTCCTGCCAGGCTGTGTCCCAAATGGCGCGGGAATCTCTAAGCGTGTTGTAACGCTTGAGCCATCCAGCAGTGCGGTCGTTGCCTTCGGTGTATTCGCTCATTGTGCGGTTTCTTGTGTGAAGGCACTGATTTTACCTCTAACCTTATCCATTGCTGTTAATGCTGCCGGCCTTGGCTTTGCGTAGCCTTGGATGGGAGCGGAGATCTTAGGCGTAGCGATAGGCCCAGTGCCTGCACCGAGCGCAGTCTGAGCACCAAGCATGGCACTCTGCGGTGTAATGGTAGAGCGCAACCCTTGGCGACGACCTGCTGCCATCAGAGCCTGTTCACCTTGAGCCATGTCGGCGCGAACTGGTGCCGGCGGCGGCGGCGGCATTTTGGGTTCTTTTGCTTTACCACCCACAGGTTCCTCCTTTGTGAATTCTCATTTCTGATAATCATATCAAATCTGAGAAAGCGCAAGGATTACTTTTTGCGGTAGATTCGGCGCAGTCGCTGGTAGTCAATCCAGTGGATTTCTCCGTTATGCTCTCGACAGAATCCCAGCCATTGACGCGTCTCTTTGCGTGGGTCGATATCCAGAAACTCTGATATATTGCCTACGGCAAGCGTGATAAAAATCGCTTCTTGGTGACAATCCTCACCGAATTCGCGCACCGCATCGACTGCCAGGATAAAACAGTCGGGCGAACTGTAGATGTAGCTGGAATCATCCATGTGCTCCAGCAATGTGCGGGTGAAGTCGAAACCGAGTTCAAAAGCGAGGTGCGAGGCGTGTTTTTGCGGTGTCATAATCGTGGTAAACTGTGTATAATTGCGACTTTTAATTGAACTTGCGAGTATAAGTTGGCTTGCCGTTGGTCACCCGATAGACTCGCACGGCAGTCACCGAGCAATTCAGAATTCGGGCAATTTCGTGGTTGTTATATATCTGCCATGCCCTATCACAAATCTGTGGAAACTTTGCCCTTAGAACCGATCGCTTTGCCTTGTCAGGCGCCCTTGGCAATCCTCTGGCCCGTCGAGCAGTCCGCACCGATTTGTCGCAGCATCCTAGCTGAGTTGCGATTGCTTCGTTCGTTTGATCCCAATTGGTTATGCCTGAAAAGTCGATTTTGTTGTGTTTCATGTCTGTGATTGATCAAAGAATTCCATCAATTCTTCCTCGGTGAATACCGGCTCAATGTCACGTTCATGTTCAATACGCTTCCCGCATTCAGAACATTGGCAATTGCCTTGATCGTCTACAATCATTTCAAGATCGCAGCATTCAGGCACTTCGGGATATTCGGGTGGATCGTTCCAGTAGTCGTTCATAGTTAAGTCTGTTGCCATTCCTGTCGGCGTTTTGGCCCTTCGGCGTTAGGAGAGTGAATCAATCCAAGACGGTCGGCTTCAGCCATCGTCCTGATACCATCGGCAACGTGCGAAGCCCAAGTGTGGAGCGGGACATTGCGGACGATGCCTGATGATGAATCTGCTGCCATTTCGTAGGCTTTGATGCCCTTGACTCCAGTCTCGCACGCCGGCAATCGCCATTCAAAGCTCGGCATGAGTTCGCGAACGTAACCAATACCTTGCCAATAGTCTGGAATGACCGGCACTACCACGATTGATTTAAACCCTGCTGCTCGTGCGTCAGTCTCAAACGTGACTCCGTTGCGCTGCGTCTGTCGTGCATCATGCGGCAGGTAATGTTTGCCATACGAATAGCCCTTGGCTTGCATATGGGCATACCGCTCGACGATGGTTAGATCCAGCCCGATGTCGCAGTCAATCCATCTCCACCGGCCAAACGCTAACCGCTGACCATACCAGACGACAGTGTTCCTCGGTCCACCGAGATCCCAAAATGTATGCACCGGCGATCTGCCATCGACAGGGAACTCACCAATCCTGCTCTCTGTCAGCGCCTTACTCATCTCGCGACCGTAGATGGCATTCTCGTTACTAACCGAGAAATCACAGTAGAACTCCTGGCGGATGAGAGCATCACTCATGCCTGACTTGCGCTCCTCTTCGATCTGATCCAGCGAGATAGCGCCCGTGTCCTCTACGCTGAGAACCTGCGTGAACCAAGTCGGATTATTCTTTACCGTTTTAAGCAGATCGAAGAAATGATTCTCGCCGCGCGGTGTGCCGTTGAACCAAGCAAAGCCTCCGTTTTCCGCAAGAATTGGACGAGTGTAATCCCATGCGAGCGGGTTCTGGTTCTGATATTCCGAGAACACAACGCCGTAGTAGTTACCGCCGACCACGTCGAGATTGTCGGTGCCTAGAATCTGGATTGTTGAGCCGTTGATTAGCTCAATCCGCATATCAGTCTGGTTTGGTGGCTTCGCAAGCAGCTCCTTCGGGATGTGATCAATCACGCGCATACCGTTTGTCACGTCCACGTTCATCCAGAGGGCTTTGCGGCCTAGTGCAGCGGTCGGCATGTAATAGGCAAAATTGGCCTTTGTCTCTGCGGCGCGCGCCACTAATTTATTCAAGCATAATTTGTCCTTTCCTGCTCTTCGATGCCAAACCATCAAAACACGTTTATAATCATCCATCGCCCTCCATGCAGGGAGTTGATATGGGCGTGGGTCGTAACGATATGGCAGTTCAATAGTCATATTTTGGTGAAGGTCGGCAGGATTTGCACCCGCATTTCAGAGAGAACTCTGGTCTTACTATTAGATGACGACTTTCGTAATGAAATAAATTTGCCTCGGTTTCATAGCTTGCGAATCACAATCTCAGTCACGCCGCTATGCTCAACCTTCTCAGGCGCATAATGGCCGGCACCTTTGCCGATCTCGCGCAGTGCTCCAGTAGCGGCTGAAAAGTCTTCAGATTCCTCAGCAGATGCGGCAATTCTAGCCAGTCGTTCAAGCCAAGCATCCTTCGATAAATCAAACTTTCGGTCAGCTTTTGCGGCCACTTTTGCTCGGAGTTCTGCAACCCTTAGCTTGACCTTATCGCTATTTAGCAGGCGTGAGCCATTCGCCTCAGCCACGGCATCGGAGACTCCATTCTCGCTTATAATTTCGTTATAAGCGCGAGAGGCTGGGCATCCAAGCGCAACGCTTTGTGCAAAAGATTCATGCTTAATGTTTTTTAGCGCAGGCATAATTTCGGTAGTGGCATCCAATATTTTAATTCGTCCATTGTAGCTTGTTCATTCTCAAACCAGTAATCCATTTTTTCGTTATGCATAGTCTGAGCGTTGAGAGCTACAGTTGACCATTTCTCATCATAATCATTCCAGACTGCGACAAGAGGCCAAGGGTAGCCAAAGTCACCGAGGATCACGGTGCCATCTTTGGGAGCGGTTTCAGGTAATTTCCATTTCATTATGATTATGATCGTAACTGCATCAGATTACATTTCAAGCTTCAATGCACTCGGTAGGTATAGCGGCGCGGGTCAAACTTCAATTTGAAGATGCCAGTCCATCCGGTCTCGCGCTGCTTTTCGACAATGATCTCTGCATCGTGCGTGTTTCGATCCTCTTCTTCTGTCAGCTTTCCATTCTTGCGAAGTTTTTCCTTGTCTGGATTACGGCACACAAGCAGCACATTGTCGGCGTTATTAACAATTAAGCTTGAACCTTTAATACCATACATAGTTGGTCGTTCCATTGACTGCGAAGGTTTTGCGAGATGAGCAACAAGGTGAATATGAGCGCCAGTCTCTTTTGCAAAGTCCTGCAAGCGATTGCAAAACTGGCCTTGTGCTGGGTAATCCTCCTCTAGCTCCTCAATACGCATTAGAGAATCAATCATGAAGTGCTGG